AAACTCTTGCTTATACTAATGGAAAAACGGACACTACCTCCTCTACATCCGCCGCCTGTAATGTACTGCAATAATTGCGGTGGGAAAGGTCACCTTTTCCGAACCTGTAAAGACCCAGTCCTTTCGTGTGGGATTCTGCTGATTGACCGACCGTCGGTCCCCGTCACAGATGACTCTACGAAACTCTTGATGATACGCCGCAGAGATAGTATGACCTTTGCGGAGTTCATGCGAGGGAAATATGATTTGGAAGACACGGACTATATTGCAACCCTGGTCAAAAACATGACGCTGAAAGAACAGGCTGCATTGGCTTCGGATTCATTCGATGCTTTGTGGCGTCAGTTATGGGGCGATGACCGAGCGACTTCAGACTATCTTCAAAGTCGTGAGAAGTTTGGAACACTCGACCGAATGAGTTTGGTGCGAAACAACTTGTCCGAGTATACAGAACCTGAATGGGGGTTTCCCAAAGGACGGCGTATGCGAGGTGAATGTGACCTTGCATGTGCGCTGCGTGAATTTGACGAAGAGACCAACATTCCACGTGATTCGTTTGTTGTATTGAAGAACATTGCATTGACCGAAACCTTCTACGGCCTGAATGGAGTTCAATATAAACATGTCTACTTTGTAGCGTTGCTCAAACACCCCGAGATGCTGAACTTGGGCCAAAAGATGACCGCAATGCAGCGTCGTGAGATTTCAGGCATTGGATGGAAGACCTTTGCCGAAGCGGATGCACTCGTCCGACCTCAACACGTTGAACGAAAAGCTATGTTGGTGCAACTTCAATCAGTTATTGAAACATTCGAGAGCGAGTCAATGTCAACGTAATCATATATGAAACCACTGCAATGACAAACACCCACCACCATAAGGGGAATACAGTGGACTCCTTTTCTTGTGTACCAAATGGACGGATTCGTCCCTCTCTGCCGAACGCAATCGTGGGTTGGGCATAGAGGAACCCTGCAATTAAGAAGAGATAGACAGTGACTAATAGAATGCGGGATTGCTTCTCCATTGTTTTTCAACCAGATTTTTAGATGCTGGATAACAACAATGAGTCGGTCGTACGCATTACCGAATCGTAAAGCATTTGCGGATGCGATTACGAGGACTCTCTTACAGTATAGGAAACTCCCAACGGATGACGAAGATAAGGATGTGGATGTATGTCTCGCACGAGGCAGCAATGCACGCGAACTCCTACCTCATCAGAAGGTCGTCCGCGACTACTTGCTGATGGAAACCCCCTATCGTGGTCTGCTGTTATACCATGGTCTGGGTTCAGGAAAGACATGCTCGTCCATCGCAGTGGCTGAATCCTTATTGACGACACAAAAGGTCTTTGTGATGTTACCTGCGTCTTTGGAATCGAACTACCGCGGCGAGCTACGAAAGTGTGGTGACCCTCTCTACATGTACGACCAACACTGGCGACAACAATCCTTGACTGCAGAGACACGTGAGACCGCAAAGAAGCTTGGACTCTCGGATGGATTCTTGGACCGAAACCGAACCTTCTTCACTACCGTGCCCAATCAAGAGAAGAACTTTGATAAGCTTCCCAAGACCGCACAAGATACCATTGCGAAACAGATTGAAGACATCATCGACCAACGATTCACCTTTATTCGTTACAACGGTCTGTCGTCTGCGAACATTGGCAAATACGTTCCTGCGGATGGAAGCAATCCGTATGAGAACAGCGTAGTGATCATTGACGAAGTCCACAACTTCATTTCACGCATCTCCAATGCGTCCGACATTGCCCGCAAGCTCTACGATTTGATTTACAATGCCCGTAACTGCAAGGTCGTTGCATTATCGGGAACACCTGTGATTAACCGTGCGAACGAGGTTGCGTATTTGATGAACTTGTTGCGTGGACCCATTGAACGCATTGTGATTCCAGTGCGTGCCATTCCAACCTGGGATGAAGAGCGTATGACTTCGTTGTTGCGAGCCATTCCCGATGTGGATACCATTGAGTTTGTGACTTTGAAGAAATACATTCTTTTAACACGCAATCCTCCCCATTTCCGCAGTGTCTACAATGAAAAAGGTGACCGAATTGCAGTTCAATACGTGAAGGACCTTCCCTTTACACCCTCTGCACCCGACTGGGTGAATACCTGGGCTCCCAAGTTTCAGACGGATATTGGTGGAGCGGAACTTGCATTGGACCGAATCTCGACTGAAATCTTTGATGCATTGCCTACCATCTACGAGGAGTTTGCAACCTTGTTCTTGGACGGACTTCAAATGAAAAACACACAGCTGTTCCAACGACGCATTCAAGGATTGGTCTCGTATTTCAGAGGTGCCGATGAACGCATGTTGCCTCGACGCGTGGACGACGACAAGCTGTTGGAAAAGGTACCCATGTCCGATGCGATGTTCAACAATTACTTGGCAGTGCGATTCAATGAAATCAAGCAAGACGCACGACGAAAGCTCAACCCTGCGAAAGCCGAAGACAATGAAATGAAGACCTTTCGTGTGAACTCTCGTCTTGCATGCGACTACTCGATTCCGCCCGAGATTCGTAGACCTGAACCCGATGAAGCGTTGACTGAAGATGCAGAACCTGAACCCTTGAAGAAACTCAAAGCAGACATTCTAGAGAAAATCAAGGCAGACCCTGCACGATATCTCACAGAGACTGCGCTTCAAACCTACAGTCCCAAGATGCTCCGAATGTTTCAGAACATCCGCGAATCCCTTGGAGGTGAAGCACGACGAACCCAGTTGTTGTATTCCAACTATCGTAACCTAGAAGGGTTGGGCGTGTTTTCAGCGATTTTGAGTGCGAACGGATGGCAAGAATACAAAATCACCAAAGAAGCGGGTCAGTGGATTGAAGACCCCTCTATGGATGCTGAAAAGCCAGCCTATGCGTTCTTCACGGGTAACGAAGACATGGAGCAGCGTGAGTTGTTTCGTCAGATTTTCAATGCGAAATACGCAGACGACTTTCCACCCAGTCTCAAACAGTCTGTGGAATCTGCACCCAAGAAGAAGTTGGTCTTGTTTATGATTACTGCGGCTGGTGCGGAAGGTATTACCTTGGCGAATGTGCGACATGTTCACTTGATGGAACCGCATTGGAATCCTGCACGACACGACCAAGTTATTGGACGCGCTATTCGATTGTGTTCCCATGCATCGTTGCCATTGGAAGAACGAACCGTTCGCGTCTCATTCTACATCAGTGTATTTACAGAGTCTCAATCCAAGTCTACGGAAGGTGCGAACAATGTAGTGCTTGTGCGTCGTAACGATATGGCCACTAAACGATACGAAGGGGAACCTTCCGAAGTGTTCATGACCACCGATGAATACTTGTATGAAACGACCTATGAGAAGGATGTGACCAATAAACGAATTAGTTTGCTGCTTAAACAAGCTGCCGTCGACTGCGAAGTTCATCGTAAACTCCATAGTCGCGAAACACCTGTGATTTCATGTATGCGGTTTGATAGCACGGTTGCCGGTGAAGATTTAGCCTTCAAGCCTGATTTGAAGACGGAAGAATTAGACGATTCGTATTTGCGAAACATGCAACGCCGTAAACGACGACTCCAAAAGGTTCAGATTAAGCAGATGGTCTTTTTAATTGACCCCGATACCAAGGAGGTCTTTGATGGTCCTGCATTTGAAGATGGTCAGCGCTTACTTAGATTGGGACAGCTGATATCACCGGTACAGATACGCTGGCTGCCGGACCTTCAGCTTGCGTAAGCACGTCTTCTAAAAAGCCGTCGCACACAGTCGCCCAGCTCTTGAATTGATATCCTCGGACCTTTACACGTTTTTCAGGTAAAGTGGTAATCATTGTCTCCATTGCAGTTGTTACATCTGCAGCTGCAAAGGTGGGTGCTGAAAATCCATGAGGCATACTACCCGTGAAGTAGAATTTTCCACTAGGTCGGATGAATTCAGTCGTTGAAGTATCCATGAAGGTACGATAACTTCCTACATCGGTCACAATCTGTGGAGCTCCTACATACATGTGTTCGAGCTGGCATAATCCAAATCCTTCTCCATCGGATGTATTGATACCAATATCGGCTGCATTGTAAAGCTGATTAATGGCTTCATCAGTCAACACATTTGGAGGTGATGTATCAATCAACAAGAGACGACGCCCAAACTGCTGGAAATCCAGTCCGTTGTCTTTGAGTTCCTCGAGATAGATTCGTTGAATATCGTAGTATGCACCAGTTTGTGGTTGGAGGTTAGAAGCAATTGCCAAATAGTATGGTGCTTCAGGATGTTTCTTAAGAAGGCCTGCAAATCCTGAAATGGTGAGATCAATACGCTTACGCTGACTGTTACGATTGGCGTTGAGAATCACAACTGCATCCGCAGGAAGGGATAAATTGGTCTGGCGAATCGGTTTGCGTGCGTCTTCGGACATACATGTGTAGATCGTTGGATCTACTGCATGTTCCAAGATACGAATGTCTGGGAATGGACCATACTCCAAGAACTTCGTCTTCCAAATGTCCGTGAAGCAGTAAATACGGTCTGCGTGTTTCTGTAGGATTTCAATCAAAGGACCTGCAATACCTGTATAGACTTGATCGACATACAACCAAAGCTTGTACGATGATTTGCCTCGCTCATGTTTCATCGAGTCAATGAACCGACTAATCGTATAGGGGTCATTGTAGATCATGACTACATCGGGTTGGACTGTCTCAATGTACTCGGCAAGTTTGTTGTAGCCAAATCCCTCTTCCTTTGGGTCTTCGTTTGCAGCTGCATCATAGGAGGTAATACCGGTGGGGTATTTGCGAACATTTGAACGGGTTGCATGTCGTTGGAATCCAAAGTGGAAGGTCTTGACTTTGGGAGCCAATGTTGCTAATTGATTGACTAGATTGTAACTGACTTTAGAGTAGCCAGTGATTTGATCAATGTGCGTGCTTACCAGTAGAAATCTCATTATGTATTAGGAGAATCTCTCGCGTAAATCACAAATGCAGGTGAATTCTGCTCAAGATTGGTTGACCCGATACAAGAACCGTATTCTTGCCCGAACGTTTAATGTAGACCCTTCCCCACAGTCACGTGAAACCAACACACTCTATACATCCCTGATTGCAAATGGAGCCACCCAACGCCAACGATTTGTTGCACCCTTTCAAGGTGCGCGTGGCGGTGCAAGTGGTGGTGCGTCGTATTCAAGCGAGTGCTGTTTGAGCAACAATGCGACAGGAGCCTTCGGTGCCTTCCAGGTCACAACGGATCGAGGTATCGTTCCCTATACTGGACGCTCGGTTCAACCGATGAGTGTGCGCATTGTGTCTTAAAGAAAGCATAGGGGAGTATACAAATGCCCGGTGGCTTAATGCAATTAGTGGGGGTCGGGGCCCAGAATGAGTTAGTCAACGGAAATCCTTCCATGACTCATTTTCGCTCGGTCTACCGCCGTCATACGAACTTTGCAATGGAACAGATTCGGATGCCGTTCACTGCATCCAACTTGGAGTTTTCAACAACAGGCACTCGAACGATTTCGTGTCGCATTGACCGCTACGCCCAGCTACTACACGATTGTTATCTCGTGTTGACGCTTCCAGACATTTGGTCGCCTCTCAAATATCTGAACGGGGCTGTTACACCTGTTGGATACGATGTACGAACGAACTCGATTGGCTACGAGTTTCAATGGATTCCTAATATCGGATACAACTTGATTGACCATGTGAACATCACCATGAACGGACAAGTGATTCAATCCATTCGTGGAGAATGGTTGAAGATGTATTCGTACATGACTCATGACGCCAATAAGCGTAAGACAGTCGACCAGATGGTAGGGAATGTTCCCGAGATTTACGATCCTGCGCATGCGTATGACCGCAACGGACAATATCCTCATGCGATTGCACCTACAGTGCTTCCTACCACTGCGCCACAAACCAAAACGCCTGAACCCTCCATCCGTAGCCGACAACTAGTGGTTCCCCTTCACTTTTGGTTCTGTGAAAATCCAGGCATGGCTCTTCCGTTAGTCTCGCTCCAGAACTCGGAAGTCTATATTGAAGTCACTATGCGTCAGTTGTCGGATTTATATACGGTAGTCGATGTCAATCCTATGGCACGGGTTGCAACGGTGACTTCTGCGTCGCGCCTAGCAAATATCATTACGTATACAACCTCGGGTGCACATGGTCTTATCGCCGGACAGATAGTCACGATTGCAAACTTAACCAATGCAACCTTCAACTTGAGCAACGTAACGATTGCATCCACACCGCTCTCGAACACGTTCACAGTTGCAAATTCAGGAGTTACTGAGATCATAGTCTCTCAACAGGGTGATGTATCAGGAACCTCCACCAATCCGACGTATGGACAGCGTGTTCGTCCAGTCAATTTTCCACTCGGTCTCTTTTTGAGCCCACCCTTGTCGACAGGTGTGGCTAGTAATCCAACGGTAACCACTTGGTTTCCAGACCCGTACATTGAAGGTAACTTCATCTATTTGACGGAAATGGAGATGAATCAATTGGCACGAGCGGACCAGACCTTTTTGGTCAAGACGGTCAAGTATGTGAACAAAGAAGGACAGTTTGGCGGCAATACGGATTTGGAAATCCCCATGTTCAACTTGGTGACTCGTATTGTGTTTTCATCCCAACGCTCGGACCGTATGCTACTGAACGATTGGGACAACTATACGA